AACAGCATGAGGGCAAATTATGCACAATTACGTTACAGTTTACAAATGTAAAAATAATATAATACACAGTATTATTAGCAAACCTGTTGCAAACAAACAAATTGCAATTGAGGCTTTTAATACTGAAACTAACAGTTTAAACAGTTTTAAATTTTTGTACTGTATTAAAATAACAAATTAAAAAAAATGGTTGACACTATAGCATAATTGTGCTATAGTGTTATTATAACGTAACAAAGAAGAGGGCAAATCATGTTAGTTAGATTCGTAAACCGAGGATATGGAACAGACGACGGACTTAAAGAGGCCGAGGTGGTCAGAACTGATCTTTCAATCCACGGAGCACCTGAGCTGGTCATACAGAACCCATGGTGGTCAGGCGAGACCCTAAGATGTTCGTGGGAGAATAACGAATGGGTATGCGATCTAGATTAGGGGTTGACAACTAGACGTTTTGGTGCTACTATAATAATAACAATAAAGAAAGAGGGCAAAATGTTAGAACTAATTGGATTCTTAGCAATAATTTATGTGGTAGTGAAATACTTCCCGGAGATATTAAAGTTCACCGTGTATGCGGTTGTGGTAGTGATCGCCTTGTATTTTTTAATAGGCGGACTGCTTTGGATATTCGGGGCAAGCATTGCTATCAACATGAACACGCAATTGATGGGCATTTAGGGGTTGACAAGTTCAATCCTTTGTGCTATATTATAAACATAATAACAAAACAGAAAGAGGGCAAGATGGGTATTAACAGAGATAAGATGATCGAGTTAGTTGAAGACGGAATGGTCGACGCTAAGGACATGGTGACGATGTGTGCGAAGTGGATGTCGGAAGACGACTGCGCCGAGATGCTGGATGCTAACGAATTGAGCGAAAGGTTCGAGGAGGACTATGAGGATGATGGTCAGCCTACTTGGGAACAAGAGTGGGAGGACTTTGGAGAGTGCTACGAATAGCACTCTTAAATTAGGGGTTGACACGGATCCAATTCCGTGCTATATTATAAACATAATAACAAATTGAGGGCAAAATGAAAACAATTATAAACACGATAGCAGGATTTTTAGTAGCAGGTGGCTTGATGGCTATGGCAGGTAGTGCTAATGACTGCGACGGCAAGTGCATGGAACAGGCTAACACACTAGGCGAGATGCTTATGGTGGCAGGCATAGGAGCGACAATGATGGTATTTGGCGCTATGATTTTATTAACGAACTGGGAAAGGTAAGGAATATTTTGGATAAGATAGTGGTTGACACTATCCAATCCAGATGCTATAATCAATATATGATAAACAATAAAACAGCCGAAGGAGGGCTCCAAACTATGGCAACAACTAAAACTTTTGAAATCGCAGGTACAACCAGACTTCCGTCAGGAACAGTCAAGGTTAGATTCGCTAACGATTTGGTATCAAGGATCAAGATCCTACACAAGAACGGACACTCAGACATTGAGTTGATCGAGCTTGGTGAGAAGATGAGCAAGGCCGACATCTGCAAGATGTTGATCGATCATCCGAAGTTCCAATCAGAAGAGCAACAGGATGCGATCTCTGAGTTCGTGGTAAGGAACCATAAGGGTATCTCTAAGGAGATCACCGAAAAGGTCGAAGCCAACGAAACTCCAGAAATTCAAGTAGAGCTTGAAACTCAATAACCAATAGGTATAGTGGGCGGCTAGGTTCGCCCACTATCTTTCCATTAGGGGTTGACAAACCCACGTTTAGATCATATAATCATATTATAAGTTAAACAAACAGAAAGAGGGCAAAATGCAAAACTTTACTTTAGACCAAATCCAGGACATTGTTTCAGAAGCTAGACAGGCGGCAAAGAATGCCAGCCAGGCTTATGTGGACGATTGGAAGGCCAAGACTGGTGGCAATGAATACGGTGAGCCTATGTACTGCGGTTTCGCTTCCACTAAGATATATGGAGTGAAGGCCAGCACTAAGATGGGCCGAGCATTGAAGGCGGCAGGTATCCAGAAGGACTACTCCGGAGCATTCAGCATATGGAACCCAGGTGAATGGGGAGGACAGAGCATGGATGTTAAGGAGGCAGGTGCCCAGGCATGTGCGGCAGTCTTTAACAAGTACGGCTTCAGAGCTTACATGGATAGCAGAGCAGACTAACATTTAGGGGTTGACAGTGTAGCACTTCGGTGCTATACTGTTTATATAATTAGAAATTAACAGAAAGAGGGCAATCATGTTTATAGTTTCAACACAGGTTTTAGAGAACTACGGCGCACACTCAGAAGACGGCAAGTTCGCTTCCGGCAACCATTACTGGAAGTTCAAGGTTGGGTCTGAGTACCTAGTTGAGGACCTAGACAGGGAGCAGGATGCAATGGCATTCGTAGCCGCCCTATGCATGGAGAACGGCGTGGGCTTTAAGGAGTATCCATGTCACATCCAGACGGTGACTGAGTGGGCAAAAGACTTGCCTGATGATGCAGGTGATGTGCAGAGCTGTAGGGACTATTACCTCAGCAGGGTGATCCGAGTGTCGCCTTATGCACCGAAAGACTTCTCCAAGAGGGGAATAAAAGAAGAGGAGGTGGCGTAAGCCATCTTAGGGGTTGACAGGTATATGCATGTGAGTGTATACTGTAAGTATAAATTAATTAAACAAATGAGGGCAATATGCAAAAGATAAAAATACTAAACGGCACGTACAAGATCAGAGGCAAGGATGTCGACCTTGCTGGTATGGTGTTTCCATTGGTCGAAGGCTTCAAGTGGGGAACGAAGGGCTCGTTCATCACAGTGGATGCCAAGGACGTGAATGGTTTCCCAGATCGTAACATCAAGATCATGGTGCCGGACGAAGACAGCTTTGAGAAGGTTGACAGCAAGACCAAGGTCACCCAGAGAGAAGAGACCGATGAGGAGACCATCGAAAGGCTACGTGAGAGATTCGACATGTTGGAAGACATGACCAAGGCATCCAAGAAGGGTGATGTACGTGCAATGATCGTATCAGGTCCTCCAGGTGTTGGTAAGAGTTTCGGAGTAGAGAAGGTGCTTGGTAAACATGACCTGATAGCTACACTGGGTGAGAGAGCTCCCAGATACGAAGTTGTCAAGGGTGCGATGAGTGCCATTGGACTCTACTGTAAACTGTACAACTTCTCCGACAAGGACAATGTGTTGGTGTTTGATGACTGTGACTCAGTACTGTTAGATGACCTTTCGTTGAACATATTGAAGGCCGCTTTGGACTCTAAGAAGAGCAGACGGATCCATTGGAACACTGACTCGTTCAAGTTACGTAACGAAGGTGTGCCGGATTCATTCGAGTTCAAGGGTAGTGCGATATTCATTACCAACATCAAGTTCGATAACGTTAAGTCAAAGAAGCTACGTGATCACCTAGAAGCATTGGAATCACGTTGTCACTACATTGATCTTACAATTGATACTGAGCGAGAGAAGATGCTGAGAATCAAGCAGATCACAGGCGATGGCATGCTTAATGAGTATGCTCTGCCAGAGGGTACTGTTGACGACATAGTGGACTTCGTTGATATTAACAAGAAGAGATTACGTGAGCTGAGTCTTAGGACAGTGCTCAAGGTAGCAGACTTAGCCAAGGCATTCCCCGACAAGTGGGAAGCGATGGCCGAGAACACCGTGATGCGTCGAGGTTAACTCCGCACACGGCCGAAAGCAGAGTGTCACTAGCCCTCACGCTCTGCTTCACCCGAACCCGGGTTTGGATGTGCCCTCGTCCTGCCCGGGTTCTCTTATAGGTTGACAATACCGCAGAACGATCATATAATAGTATTATGTTAACAAAGCAAGAGGGCACAATGACATACATGATAGACAAGTACAAGGCTGGTGAGGTCAAGTTCGTAGACGGAGCCGCTGGTTGGATTATGAGTGATGGAGAGTTCCGTCCTTTGATGAGCGATGCAATGCAAGAGCTACACGACTACGGTGTGGTGAGTAGCATCTGTGTAGAGGCAACTCGTATAGCTAGGGAGCGTTACACACAGCGAACGCTGGCTGAGTATGCAGAGGCACAGCGTAACAGAACAGCAGAGCAGATAGCTGAGGAGCGTTACGAAGCTAGGGCGGCTATGGGTCCGGGCGTGGACATGGTAAACATATTCACAGGCGAGAAGTACACAACCTAAACAGAAAGTAAAACAAGAAATTTAAAAAGGTCCGACGGGGCCTTTTTTTATGACCTCGAGGCAGTAATAAAAAAAAATAATTTCTCGGGGTCGGGGCGTAGTAATGCAAAAATCTGAGTGAGCTTTTTAGCGGCTAGTAGGTGTCAAATCACCACCTCACTTCTATAAGTACTTCTCTATAATTTTTTGTAATCTAATTTTTTTGGACACAGGACCCATTTCGGGTAAGTACTACATGCAGATAGGAATAGGACCGCTCATAGCTTTACTCATAGCTGTAGTGGCATACATTAGGAAACGACTAAGTGGAAAACATTGATGCACAGACCACAGCAGGAATACTGCTTATGATAGTGATAGGTCTTATATTGATAGGATGGTTTGATCCGCCACGCAGTTAGTCCACGTAGCCAGTTGGTCTATTACGCAGTTTCCTATACAGCATAGGCAAGTATATTCCCATAACAACAGTTCCCCAATACACTGCTAGTAGCACAGTGTACAGTTTCCAGTTGTCAAAGTCTAGATAGTAACCCAATGCTATGAATCCTATCCAACTCCAATCTGTAAAACCGTGTATACGCTTGATGCGTTCTCTTCCAAATCTCTCGTGTAGCTGTTTGCGTTTACCAGCAAACCAAGGTGACACATGTCTAAGTATAACGAAACCTTCGTTAAAGAACATTATTAGATATCCTATAGCAAATGCAATCATTTAATCTTCCATGTAAATTTTCTGTTCACTAGGTTAATGCCCTGTTCACGTTCCTTGTACACACAACAATCTATGTGCTTCTTTAGTTCTTCCCAGTTGTAACATATCTTTTCACACTTAGGACAACTAGCCCAACCCATTCTATTGTAAAACTCTCGTTCACCAGTGTATCTGTCTAACATAGTATTACTTATCATTTCATTAGATCCATCATGTGCGGGTAGTTCTGTATAAAGTCTCTTGGATCAATAGGATCACAACCCACTGCTTGTAACATGCGTACTCCCTTTTCCGTAAGCCAAATAGCACCCGAACGATCCGTTTGCAAGTACTGTTTGTCAAAGTATGGCTGTAACTGTTTCATAGCTTTGCTGTCACGCTTTTCCCAATGCCCACTTTTAGCATTGATGATGCGTACATAGTCATGATACTCAAGCTCTCTGTCTTCGTACTGTGCTAGTTGTTTTGCATCCATAGAACATCTCCTCGCTACGATATTTACACTGGACGAAGTCTACGGGGTACGATCCTGGCCAAATCTCCGCTACCGAATCTACGCTGATCGCTAACGCTTCGCGTTCATCTAAATCTGGCTTAACCGCTTCGCGGCCGTTTTTACCGCTGGAGGCTTCGCCCCGAGTTTAAATACACACATGCAGAGATTGATCAAACTTAGCTTCGTACTGTGGCTGTTCACACTGCCCGTGAATGCTTTTGCCTATCTAGGACAGAGCATATTCTTTGAGGGTGTAACACCCGTTGAACAGATGGTAGAGTGGATAGTGGACAACAGTCGTTATCAGTATCATGGAGATGCATATCCACGTGTTGAAATACACACACGGCTTGAGATATGCACAGCAACATATCCTGACAGTGAGCCACACGAGAACTGCAACATAGCAGGCTACTATGATCATGATGCCAACTTGATAGTGATAGTTGATCAACCAACTGAACACATGGTCAAGGATCATTTCACCGAAGTGGTGCTACTGCATGAATTGGTACACTTCGTACAGTACTATGATGGTGAGTATGAACGTGCTGAATGCAAGGCCGCACTGGAACGTGATGCGTTCAAACTGCAGGACCTTTGGATAGATCAACAGCGGATTGATCCTGAACAGAAGAACGATGCTCTGTTTGTGGTATTCGCAACAATGTGTCCGGGCAAGGATCTAATGCACGGCAACACGCACTAGGAGAACACAATGAGCAAACTAAAAGAACTAACCTGGGAAAACCATAAGAAAGCAGAACGCATGGGACATGCTCGTAAACTGCTCAAGGGAATGGAACCAGAGGAGTATCACAGATTCATATACAACCAATGCATACAGTATGGAGCATTGGAAGACCAAGCACGTGAAAGAGGACTACTCAAAGGCATAGAAGGTATATGCAGAGTACCAGGCATGGTGGAAGACCTAAAGGAATTGGAACAACAGCATGGCTATGACAGAGGCTCAACCGAACTGTGTCCCGTGGTACATGAGTACACCAGCTATGTGGAGTCACTGGACGATGATGGCATACTGGCACACCTATACGTAAGACACTTTGGTGAACTGCATGGTGGTCAGATGATCAAACGCAAGGCACCAGGATCAGGCAAGATGTATGACTTTGATGATGCCAAACAGCTGATAGCAGACGTTAGAGCACAGCTACATGATGGCATGGCCCCCGAAGCAAATGTCTGCTTTGAATATGCCATGCGACTGTTTAAAGAATTGGAAGAATAATGCAGTTGGGCTATATACTGGTAGTGGTATGGTTCCTAGGTGATGGAACTGTAACAGGTGAAGCAATAGACCATTACTATGATGCACACGAGTGTTGGCAAAACGCAGTGTGGAGCCAGGAGACAGCAGACCCTGGAAAGGCATACACCTGTGTGCCAGAAACTGCTGAGTAGGAGAAACTATGAACACTGTATACGTACTGATACTGGTAGGCTGGATGAACGGCTTTGTCATGTCAGCAGTTGAAGGAGTGTATGAGTCAGAAGAGAGTTGTTTCTGGGCCATGCAGGACAGTTTGGAAGCAATAGACCCGGAACCAACTACAAGACTGTTTGACGGCGTATGCTTGGAACTGCCAGATGAACAGTTCGATGATCATTATAATCTCTGGTATCAATAAGAAAAAAATAGCTCTAAAACGCACATAGACGCCTTAAAAACTAGGTGTTTAACCTAGAGTGTACAAACATACCAAGAATGCACAAAACCACAGATTAAGAGCCATTTAGGGGGTAAAACCCTAGGCGACAGACGTCTGTCGCCATGGGTAAAATTAAGCCTTGATATTTAAAATTTCATGTTATAGCTGAGAAACCACGTTCTACCATTTTGGTTATAACCATCTGGTCTTTCGTAGTCTTCATCAGTTATGTTCATGATACTAGCAGTGATATTGGTGTTCTCGTTCATTGCTATTGAGTGATGAAAGTCAAACAGATGTAGGTCGTTCATTTCTTTTCTAGCATAGGTTGAACTGTCCAAATCAACATGCTCGCCTGTGTATCTGTGTGACACAGTTGTGGTAAACTTGTCCTTGTTTCTTGTAAGGCTCTGGTTAGCTGTCCACTTTGGTCTACGCAGTAATTCAGTGCCGTTTGAATCTTCTGCTTGGCTCCAGTGAGCTCCTATGTTGTGATTCCAATTGGAATTTATATCATAGTTGAACGTAGATTCTATTCCATCTCTATTGCTGGTACCAGTGACATTGCTATAGGTTGAGTTACCATATGTGATAGCATCTGTTATGTCTGTTGTGTAGTAAACAAGATCAAACTTGCCAACTGATATTCCAACGTCCAGTGTTTCTCCCTTTTCAACATTCAGTGCAGAATTACCTGAGTATCCATAACTGTCTGCACCATACTTTTCATACAGTGTAGGAGTTCTAACGGAGTTGGACCAATTGGTTCTCAGCTTGATGTCATCAGTAAGCAGATAGTATGCACCCAACTTGTGTGTATAATAATCATCATAGTCTTCTAATGTGTCTAGTCTGATACCTGAGCTTATCATTGTTTTGTCTGTGGCTTTCCAATTTGAATTTAGAAAGTATGCAGTGTTATAATGATATGCATCAACTGAACTTGTGTAAGATCCTGTGTTGTTGAACTTGGCTTCTGAATGTTCATACTCAATGCCAGGCACAAAATCAATTTTGTCCTTTTCTATAGTTTGACTGAGTATGTAGTTTGTTGTTGCACTATCGTAAGTATCAACTTCATTACCATTGGTGTAGGTTCTATCATAGGTAGTGTGTCCTATTGCGAGATCAGTATGTCCCCACTTGTTATCTTTTTTCAGTATGAACTGATAGATATGGTTTAGATTTTCGGCTGTGTAATCAGCATCATCTGATGTACCATCAAGATCAACATCATTGTTTTTTGCTATGAAGTTTGTTTTGAAGTAACCTCCGTCTATTATTGTTCTAGTGCTTACCATAAAGTCTCTAGCAATGTACCCATCTTTTTCATTACCGTCCTTTATGCTTATTCCGTCTGATGTTAATCCGTCAACTGCTATGTTGTATGACGTGTTGTTTTTTGTTTCAGTTAGTTGTACTGACACTCCTCTAGTATTGTTAGAGCCAGCTTTGAACGTTATATTGTTTTCGTAAAAGTCACCTGTAATAAAGTTAACTACTCCACCTATTGAGTTTGGTCCTACAAGAGCCCCACTGGGATTCTTTATTATCTCAATGGCTGATATTGATGCCATGAAGTTGTTTCCGAAGTCATGTAGGCCGTTGGTTGTAGAAGCATCCTTGATAGGTATGCCATTCATAGTAACTAATGTGTGATTGCTATCACCACCACGCATAAACAGGCTTACGTTTTGTCCTGTTGGTCCGCTCTGGACTAATGACAGTCCGGTTATATTGTTAACTGAACTTACAAAGTCCTGCACGTTCGTAGCTCTCATTGTGTAAGAACTAACTGTATCGTATGTAGTTGTAGCAGTAGCTTGATCCGTATTACTACGAGTAAGATAAATCGTTATCTCCATCGCCGCCATTGCTGTGGTTGTATACATTGTACCTAGTGTGGTAGCAAGTAAAAGAAACGCAAAAAATAATTTACGCATATATCCTCCTTTGTACAGACACAATACTCTTTATAATCATAATGTAAATTAATGTGCCTGCTATTGTGTTTTGGAAGAAAGGTATAGCCGCTATGTAACAAGCTAATAATCCTTCCATAGTAAATCCATAATATCCTGATAGCCAAACTGCAAAGTTTGTTACAACAAAGAATAGTATACTGGCACCTATACCAGCCAAGTATGCATTGTTAATATACCTTGTTAGCAAACTACTTAATGCTATGGAAAAATAAACCCATCCAATTGTGTTGTGATATCCCCAATATAAATCTGATAGTATCATAGAACTTAATGATAAAACTATTCCTAACATGACATTGCCTGTCAGTAAAGGAGCCATTACTGCTATAGCAAGTATTGGAGTAAAGTTTGGAGGGTGTGGAATTATCCTGCTGGCCGCTATACTGCAAACAAACAGAATAAAATAAAATATGTTGGATTTCATGTGTATAGTATTTTATACTAAACCTTAGGTTTAGTCAATCGGAAATGATATTTTATTACCAGGTTGTTTTGCCAATTCAATTAGTTCAGGACATAGTCCTGGATGTTTAATCTTGTCTGTGTTTTTTAGGAAACCTGTTTCAAATTCAGTTTCCAAATTAATAGGTTCGTTGTTAGTAAAACGTCTGTATAGCTTGTCAGCAAACACTAAATGGTTAGCCAAGGTCATGTGATTAGCTCTTGTGTCTATACTTTCATTGTACCATTTTTCCATTTCAGAATCAGCAGTAAACTCTGCATCTCCTACTGAAAAGGTCATTGATCCGTGACAAGGAACCAAATCAGTCCAATTGATATTTAGATTGAAACTAGGAATAACTTGTAAATGTAATTCACGTTCTATCATCTGCACACGTATACTGTCAAGCATGTGTTCAAATCTCAATTGATCAATATCATCTCTCTGTAGATGTAACCAATAGCTCATAGCCGCATCATATTTGTCTTGTTCTTTTTGTTTTAGTTCACTTGCATCTTTAGTATTCATAATGCTTGTTAGGTTAGATAGGTATGGTCGGTCTTCCCAAAACCATTGCCTAGCAGTTTGAGTCAGAAAGAAAATTACAATGTCACCTTTCTTCTGCTGATCACTCTTGAAAAGTTTTGCTCCCCATTCGTTAGCACTACCACTACATGCTTGATTTACAACCTTGTCTACATTTAATTTTTGTGTTAGTTGTCGTTGCCAACCCCAATCAACCTTCCAATCAACACCAAAGCTGTCTCCGTATATCCAAAGTGTTTTCATAATTTTAAATCAGCAGTTGCTATATCCATACCAGTGTCTTTGCACTTTGTAATCCATTCACCGTCTGGTCCTATGATGCCACTTGGGCATTGAATATGGTTTACAGGTTCACCTCGCATATCTGTAGCCGCTCCACTAACTACTGTATACATTTCAAACTCTCTACTAAACAATCTTAGATGTGTTTCATGCCAATCGTATACCAAAGGATCTAGATAATCAATGTTACAGTTTACAGAACAAAAGACAACCTTTACGTTGTATTTTCTAAAATCTCTATAAAAGTATGGATTACCTTTAGGGCTCATTCTAGGAAATGCCCATATATCATTACAGATTAAACTAGATGCAATTACCTTTTGATCGCTGTCTAGGTAATAATAGTGTGGTTCGTTTCCTGCAACATAATAAAATAGTTCACCTGCGGCATCTAAATCATTTGTTAATAGTTGTTTTGCGTATGCTCCTTGGAACTGTCCTTCTTTGTAAACCCTTATTTGATTATAAGGTAGTCCGTTTGACTCTACATGTCCTGTTGCTAATAACATATTTCTTTTGTTCTTAATTAAATAATTTTCTACCTCTTGTAACGCAGGACCATATTCACTACTATTCTTTTCATGTATTTGGTTTTTACAATAACCACTTAAACTACCTTCTGGAGTAAGTACCCAATCACTGTCTTTGGTTTGATCTAATACGTCAAGAATGCATTCTTTGTTTTCTTTTATTTCTTTAAACACAGGTTGTTGGCTTGTTGATATTATCATTTGTATTTTTTCTTTCTATGGAATATCCTTGCGTATGCATTTGTAAGAAAAAACTTTAATGAAGTGTCACGTGCAACACCGCCTTCATCAACTTCTACTTCCATTTCCCAATCTTCTCTTTTAAAAGGAAACACTTGCATCAAAGGAGTTCCTGGTTGTATTATAACTGTTTCACCTTTTGCAATGTTCATGTGACCTGGCCAATTAGACCAAGGTACATCAATTGTATCTGTATCAACTATTCCTGGCCATAGTGTAAATCGCTTTTCAAAATGAAAGTAAGGAGGTTGTATTAAACAAGAATATCCTGGCGGAGTTTCTATACGCCACGGAACACTAAAAGTTATCCAGTCTCTTTTTTCTTCTTGATTGACATGTATAGGACATTGTTCATGCATGTGTCCTTCTTGAGGATCTTGATTAGTCCATGCTTGTGGAAATCTTCTTTGAAATGCTACAATCTCATCATTGTCCATTCTACCACCACATGTAATTTCCTGTTCAACAGGATTGTATACAGTATATCCTGATGTCATATGATCATATACAGGCATACATTTTTTAAGTGTAGGTGGACTAGACTGAGGGTCTCCTAACCATCCTGGCATCTTATTATACCAATCTGGTCTTTCTTTTGAAGAAGGCTTAGGTGGAAAGTGTTTAGCAACGTGCCTGTCACCACATATAAATTTAATTTTCATCGCCACTCCGCAAACGTATAACTTTTAACATCATTACTATCTATATAGTCTGAGTTGTTAGAGTGTTTCACTCTTCCTGAACCATGTACAATATCTCCATCTCTATATGAAAAGGGTTTTTGTACAACTACATCAATGTATTCTCCGTAGTCTGTGCCTAATGTTAAGAAAGTAATCCATCTACCTTTATTACCTCTATAACATCTACCGTTAGCAATAACTCCTGCAAACTCAACACGATCCATCCATTGTTGTCTTACACCCAACCGTTTTGGAAAGCCATGCCACCACCAACCACTTTTGGTTGGAATGTTTAGTCTATGTGCTTCACATTGATATACCCAAGAACGATATGAGCCTTGACAATGTTTAATATTTGCTTGCCAAAACTCTTTTGTGTTATGTGCTTTTTGATATGCTAACGCCCAAATCAATCTGCCTAAGTTAACTGCGTGAGCTCTACATAAACCAAATCCTGATAAACTCTGTAAAGCCTGCATTGCTTCATTCTTATTTGGATGTCCGCCCATACGTTCTATAAATTCTAAAATCTTTTCATCGTTCTTTTTAGCAAATGCTCTTCGATACATATCTGCTTCGTACATGTCAACACCTATAATGTTTGAAATAATATCAATGGCATCATCTTCAAACACAATGGCATCTTGTACAGCTTCTTGACTCCAGTTTTGAAACATGGCCGCTTTCTGTCTACCCGACATTGCTACAGGACGTATCATAGCAGTAGCAAACACACAATCATTTACTGACTTTGGTTGCAGTGCTCTAAACAATCTTCGCATAGCTGGCGACTCACCTTGTGTAACACCTAGCACATCTCCTCTACACAACAGTTCGCTAGTAGCTTCATCTGTTTCAGGATAGTGTCTTAGTTGTGTTATTTCATCAATCTCTAATAGTTGTGACAGTCCTCTGTTAGCTAACACATCAACTTTAAGATGTTCTAAGTCTTCTACTTCATATTTGTCTAGCAGTATTTGATTATCCTGTGATATTAAACTTTTAGGTAACTGTCTTGTAAACATAACTATACCTCCACAATGTTTTGATATAGCACGTTTCTTTCCTATCAGTTTTCTTTCTAAACGTTTTGCTTCTTTAGGATCAACACCTACTGATTCATACGTAAAGTTTCTTGGTAAATTTCCTTTTGCTCCTAAACGTTTAGCCGCTTCTTTCTTTGCACTCTTTTCTCTAAACATAACATAGTTAGATAGTCGTGCAGTTTTTCCTGGCCATCTTTTAAATATTCTATTCATAACTTCATGTTGTTTCCAATGTTGAAAATCTATATCAACATCTGGTAAGTCATCACGTAATGGATTCATAAATCGTGCAACAGGAATGTTCCACTTGATAGGATCAACATCAGTTATACCTAATAGATAACATACCAAGCTACTGCCTGCAGACCCTCTTGTCATGTGTGTAAGGTCTTCGGTTATATCGATGATGTCGCAAATTTGTAGAAAGTAATCAGTAAATCTTTGATTAAGAATGAGTTCAAATTCTTCTGCTAGTCTTGTTTTGTATTCTTCTGTATCTGGTATTGGACGTTTAACTCGGTCCAAGAGTAATTGTATATTTTCTAAGTCTGTTTTCATAATAGCCTCCAATTGCCTATGTGCCTAAGCAAAGTATTTATATGCTAGTATAATTGGCTATTCTTCGTCTTGACCTAAATTGGCTAGGAATGATCTTAGCTTTGTTGAATCGGCTTCGGCTTTAATTTTACCTACTGAGTCGCCTACCTTTGGATTAGCATCTGCTTGTTCAGTATCAGTAGTGCCTGTCATAGTATTACGTTTCAATCCTTCATAGATTGTTGACTTACGTTTATCAAATTCTTGATACTCATCGTCATCTGCAAGATCTCTGATACGTAAGCTATCCACATCAAATTCTAAATCTACCTTACTACCAACGCCACTAGAACTTCTAGTTTTCATAAGTTGTATCTGATATCTACCACGTTCACGCATTGCTCTACTTGTAAAGATACCAATCACATTGTCAGCAGTTTGTATCTTACTTAAACCACCACTGATGTGCGAATGATCAAATTCAATCTCTTCAACACTTGCTCTGTTCAACTGCGATGCTGTAACGAACACACAGTTAAGTTCCATAGCCAAGTTACGTAGTTCTTCAGATACAAACTTATCTTTGATAAACAAATTTTCAGCACTTACTCTAGCACCGTTAGGCATCATCAAATCAAGATAGTCAACTAATAACACGTCAACCTTTCTATTCATCTTGATCTCATATTCTTTTAAGTAAGCTCTAATGTCATTAGGAGTCTTACCACTTGGCATGTATTTGACTTGGAATGCTCCAGCCTTTTTACCAATCATCTTAACTTTCATTTCAACGTCATCGACGTCTTTAAAAATATCTCTACTTGGAATGTCAGTAACCATACTGTCTATTCTCATACTAACTAAGTTCTCACTCAATTCAAAAGTAAGATACAATGCATTCATACCTGCCATTGCCCAGTTCACACCTAAGTTTGCTAAGAACAAACTCTTACCTGCACCTGATCCACCAGCAAATATATTAAGCTCTCCTCGATTGAATCCTCCAAATAGTTTTCTATCAAGACTCTCCCAACCTGTTTTTACCTGTCCATTGTTATCTTTAATTGCTAATAATCTTTGCTTAGGATCTTTCCAATAGTCTGTACCTAAGTCTTTTTGTAATCCTATTTGTACTGCATTTTTAATTTTAGATTCTACAGGACCATACTCACCTTTTTCAAGCAAGTCAGCACTTTCAAGTATCGCACGTTCTAAACTTTTATGTCTGCTGAATGTTTCAAAGTCAGATAGTAACCAATCATAATGGCTTTCTTGTAAACCTGTTGGGACTTCTAAATTAGTTTGTGCCGCGGCATTTACCATTTCCTGTGTAGGAAGAACGTTGTGTTCACCAACATAGTCATAAAGAAACTGTGCGGCTTTCTGTAGCTTTCTATCGAATAAACTGCTGTCAAATATGCCCTGACATCTTACAAAACTTTCTGCATCACTCAGCATCATCTCGAGATATACTTTTTGTATATCATATCCATAATCAACGTTTTGCTTCATCTAATGCCTTTACTAATTCTTCTAATGTTTCTATAAATTTATATACCACTGCCTTCTTGGTTGCTTCTGGCAGATCTGAACCAAACCTTACAGCATGTAACAGTTTTGGGTATTCCTTATTTAATTTTTTGTTTACTTCATCCAAAATAATGATTCATTAACCCCATTAATAATACAGTTGCTAAAGCACCGTTCAACATAGTCAAAGCTCTATCATGCCATAACATACCTACCCAAAGCCAACCTAATGTACCTACCAAACTAAACCACAAGTCAATAAGTGGAATAGTACCTACACTCCTAGCCGCAACGGCAGTAAGTATAAAGAAGCTGGCAGTCCATTTTACATACCAACTTAGATCGTGCATTGGTGTAATTTTTTTGTACACTCTACTAGAATTCAATTCTTTTATCTTTTCATCTAACTTTTTATAAACCTTATTCATATCAACGAGTATACCATATTTTGTCATTGTAGTCAACCTGTTTTTTGATTTTAGTTAACACTGCTCCAATACAACTGCCTGGATCACCTGGATTCTTTGGAACGTATATTTTCTTCCAATCTTCTTCAATCTTTTGATTAGCTTGTTTATTCAATGCACATCCACCAGTAATAATTAAATTTTTACTTGGCAAATTCTTTTTACACCAATCTGCATTGGACTTTAAAATTTTTTCATATAAGAACTGTGTAGCATAAGCTAGGTTATTCATGTGTTTCTTTGTTGTCATGTCAGGCAGTAACCAGTTACAACCTTTGTGTAAATTCTGTTTGAAAAAGACGCCTGGCATCCTTCCGTCTAAGTCGTTATGTAATAAGTGTTTATGTACTAGTCCTACTAAACTGTCATTGCCTTTCTTGGCCATTTCTGCAATCTTGTATTCGTCTTTGTTTGCTGTTAGTCCGCATCTCTGTGTCATTGCACTATAGAACAATCCAACACTATGTGGATATCTTTGTGTGAAAACTTTTTTTAGTTTATTGCCTTGACCTTTCCATATAGTAAGGCATTCCCATTCTCCTATACTATCCATTACTAGTATAGAAGCATTATCTAATCCGCTTGTATAATAACCATATGCCGCATGTGCATGATGATGTGGTGCATACTCTATAGGAGCAGTAATATCCCACTGGGAGAGATAATTTTTTATATTATTCTCTTTGGCTAACCAGCCTTGTCCTGCCCACCATTGTCTAGTAGTTTTCAATAAAGGCTTTTCATACCAGACTATTCTATCTGGTTTGCCATAGGCTTGATTGGCCGCTTCTATCATAGTCCAGTTGAAGTCCGGATCGTTATCAACTTTGCTGAAGTCTTTTGCCATACAGGCCCACCAAGGTTTGTCGTCTATGAAACAGGCTAAACTAGCATCGTGGCTGTTGCCTACCATTCCCCAGGTTATCATTTATATTTCTTCCATAGCTTGTGTAGTACGTAAAACCATACTGAGTTCACTGCTGGTTCTATTATGGCTACTACACCAGCTTCCCAAATACTTGCACCTGTCACTAAACTTACAACTGTCATTGCAATTATAATATGTCCTATAAAGAATATGATTGCAAGTAATAGACTTTCGTCCATCTTATCTTTCACTGCGTTAACAATGCCTTTTGTTATTTCAGTCATCAATTGTCATCCCTCCTTTCTATTTGTATATAAACGGGTCTTGCTTTTGTAACTTTTCTATTTTCTTCTTTAGGCGTTTGTTACGTTTCCAGTCGTCATATTTCATTAGATAATATCTGACAGGAAATGTCATGCTATACCAAAGGTCTTTTAACCAAACCATTTCTTTGCTCCTAGTTTAATTTTTAATTCGTTGAACTCTGCACTTGCAATTATAGAATGTAGTGTGTATATCTTTCCATATTTTTGCACTGCTTCATTAACATCTTTTATATCCTTATCCCATACAGGCATACTAACTCCCCATTTAAGATCTATTGCTTGTTCAACCATATGTTTTCCTGCATCATCTCTATCAGGGACAATAATTACTTTTGTATTTAATGTATTAATTAACAAGCTCTGTTGATCTTTGATTTCACTGCCTAGTAATGCAACACCTTCTACTGCTATTGCATCAAATGGACCTTCGACAACTACAGTGTATATCCTGCCATATGTTTGATTATCTAGATTAAAAACATAACCAGGTTGTTGATCACTTATGTACTTAGGTGCACCGTCTGTAATTTTTCTAGCAGTGTATCCTACAATTTGTTTATTATGATAGAACGGAACAATTAGTCTATCTCTATAGCCAAGTAATGGTGACCAATGGAAGTTGTAATCGTCAAAATATAGTTGTCTGCTTTGTAAGTAAGCAAATACCTTATACAGATTTTCATCTACGCCAGTTGGTTCCAATGCACAATAGTCTGCCCATTCTTGTAAAGGTTTAGCACCTTCCGGTAATTTTTTTATATCAAACTTAGGAAGTTGTAAACTTTCCGTGAAATCATTTTGTTCTGTCTCTAATACTGCAAGACTTATTTTAGTAATGGTTTCGTCTGGAATGTTTAACCATTGCATAAGTCTTTTCATCTTATATGTAATTCTACGCCCTGGTTGCCAACTTGCTTTGAAACCACAATTGAAACAATGGTAACTTGTTCCATCTTGTTCGTTGTTTATGATTCCTCCGCGTTGTCTTGTGTCAGCACTCGTACCATTATGAACGCAACAAGGAGCATTAAAACTAGTCCATCCACTAGGAGTAGTCTTTCTTTTTGCTGGCAAATGTCCTGTCAAGGCTTCATATACTATACTCATGCTTTTAGTATAACTTCAAAAGCTAGTTATGTCAACTAGTTTCTTAATAAAATTTTATCAATTGTTCCAGTATTACCACTATCATTTGCAACAGTAAAACGGATATTACTAAACACACCGTTAAAGTTTTGGTAAGTTGGTTGTGTAGGACTAGACATTGTCACGGTGTTTATATCAAACCAATTATTGGTTGTGTTGTCTTCTAATGTTCCTTGTATCTTTACAGTTCCTGCGAATCCTGTAGAGTATATTGCCGCCGTGTGCAAGGCTGTATTTGAATTGGTATGCGGTTCACCGTTGACTACCGAACTAATACTATCCAAAAAAGTTGTTATTGTTTTACTGTCATGTGGACCTGGAAATGCTTCGCTTATAAGTTCTATAGTACCTGTAGCACCAAACTGACTATCTGCGTATGTAATTGTATTTGTATTATCTGATGCCTTTGTAAGGTATACAGTATATGATAGATATTGTCCGTCAATGTTCATAGTATCGTTATCAGACACATTGATTGTAAACTGACCTTTGTATAAAGGAGTAGAAGTTTCTTTTATTGTTCCTGTGTATTTTTTAAATAATACATCATCTTCTGTAAAAATTTCTACAAAAGGTGTGTAGGTGTTTAGTATTGATACAGGCTTTTGATCGCTGTTTTTGACCTCGAAAGTAATGGTGTTGTCTATTCCTTTCACTATTTTTATATTTCTCTGATACACTTTTCTATACTCCTTGTTAGCCGCAAAGCCATCTGAGACGACTACGGTGTTATTTGAAACTAAATATCTTGGTACTAGTTGCATTGTACAAATCCATAGGTTATTACTAGTGTATTTATTGATATTATGTTAAGAAAAGATATAGAAGAAAAGTTCCCGTTTTTAAGCGTAGTTACCTACGGGGGACAAGAATATGTGGGCATTATAAACAATCAAGATACGTTTATTACAAGCATGTACATTTTTACAAATATTCACTCTGAGGAAGAGAAAGCTAGATTTATAGAACTAGGTGAAGTATGGTGGTGGGAATCTAATAGAATGATACCTATCAATATATTCTTACAAAAGGATATGATACCTTTCAAGTATGTATTAATGACAATGAATAGTAAAGACGTTAAAGTAAGTTTAGGACCTACTGTTAATTTAAATAAATTAGCAATAAAAAGAGTGAAACGTAAATCAGTACAGTTAGTGAAAAAGCCTTCGAGATAGAACGCAATTAAATATCACCTCTATTCTTATACTGCAAATATATAAAAAAATCTAATAGCACCAACTGTATAAAGAAGGGCAAAGGTGCAAGTATATAACCAAACAATACAACAGGAATCAATACTGTCCAGAAAGCCAGTCTGCCTATATAATCAAGTCCTTTATCTTTTGGTACTTGCCAATCAATCCAAGATGGTGTAGGTGGTTTCTTTCTGTAATCTTCAACTTCATACTGCATTTACTTCCTCGCATATTAAATTCATGTGTACTGCTACTGCTACTGCATAACTCATAGCATGTGCCTTTTTAAAATAGTAGGATCCGTCTGTTGGTTTTACCCATACTTCTGATAATATGTCTTGCCAAGGTTTGCCTATAAGATATCTTTTCGCTGGCCTAATCATTGCCAATACCGCCGCAAGTTTTTCTATGCTATCTGGTTTTGTTTTGTTAAGCACTTGTTCATGTCCCGAAACATGAAAGAGCTTGTCACTGAAGTCTTTGTGTTCGAGTAACTCCCACATTGGTTCTTTACTCATAAGTTCTTTTAGATGTTGTTCGTCTTTTACTTTATCATAGATGCTAACGTTTAGAAAATCTAATTTGAAGTAGCCTCTATCTTCAGCAGTTTTATAATCAATAGTAGATATCATATCCACAGGATTATGTGGCACTTCTGTCACATAGATTCCTGTGTTATGTTTTTTGCCTGAGTCCAGTTTAGCTACTCTATGTTTTAGTCTTGCTAATACATCATCTCTATCGGCAAAGTCTATATCTATATCAGGCATTGTCTAATTTCTTTTTTGCATCTTCTACTGCCTGTCTCCAAGTTACAGGAGCAACATGTTGATCAAATGTAACACCGTCTAGATGATCTAATTCATGTTGAAAACATACTGCATCATAACCTACATAAATGTCTTCCTTTACTGTTCCGTTAGGTAGATGCCATTTAGCTTTGATCTTATGGTTACGTACTACTTGTACATTTACTCCGGGAAAACTTAAACAACCTTCCCACATAGGAACATCTTCACCTATTTTCTCAACCACTTCAGGATTAATACAAAGTAGTTCTCTATCCATCTGATTGTTTGTTGCATTGTTGCTGACCATAACAAATGCTCTTGCATTGATTCCAACTTGATTAGCTGATAGTCCAATACCAAGATTTGCCTTCATAATTCTCAGCATCTGTTGTTTCATATCTGCTGGATCCATTGGAGGGTTGTCAAAGTCCCATGGATCTAGTTTCTTTGACAACCATTCACTTGGATGTTTAATAAGTTCTAGTTTCATAAAAATAACCTCCATAATGCGATAACATTCATAATTGTAAACCAGCTACATAGCACGATTACAAATGCCGCTCTTCTTATTATAGCACTAATTATCCCTAGCATACTTCCAACTAGGTATAAAGGGATAAAGATTTTTGTGGCTGGATTTAATACAGTGTAAGTTAATACTGCACTTGCACTTATCAATAACGTAGCTTCAGCCATTTCGCAAAAGAAAGCTACTTTGCTATTATTATAACTTTCTTTAACAAATTGTTTAATTGTTTGTATCATTTTTGTCCTCGTAAAAGTAATCAACTACGAATACTCTCTTGTTTTCCCGTACAGGATAGCATCCATGTAATACCGTACTTTTAAATATTAAAATATCTCCACGATCTGGTTTATAACAAAGATCATGTGTATTACCCTGTCCATCATATAGATAAGCAAACGTACCACCGTGGAATGCACTGTCATCTTCATCAGGAGGTGTAAGATAGCATACTGCACTAATCTTTTTTACTGTTTGATCGCCGTGTCTGTGAGCTTTCTGCCAACCACCTTTTCTATATTCAACTGTCCACAAAGCACAAAGATCTGTTAGTGTAATAGGTAGTCCTACTTCATCTATCTTTTCCTGTAGATATGGTTTATACTTCCATTCATTTAAAAATGCTTGTGGGTGTATGTTCCATTGCTTACCTCTATACGTGCTTGTTTGATCACTTACATCTTCACGTGTCTCTTCCGGAAATACTTTTTTATCCCAATGAAAGTCAAATTCTTCCATGTCAGGATAGTGTGTTTCAATTATCCATTGATGCTCATTACCAAGTAAGTGTGTTTTCATCATAGTTCGTATTCTTCCCAATCAATGTTTTCGAAGCCTTCATCTCGCTTCATATTTACTGCATGAGCTTTTACCTTGCCCTTCCAATTGATATCATTGATCAGTACTCTACCTGTATCTGCGAATCCCATAATCAACATATCGAAAGGAATACCTGCTTTTCTCAAAGCTGTTTCTGTTACTTCTCTCACGCTTTCACGTCTACCGGTCATAAGAACAATCCTACAACCTTTTACTTCCCATGCCTGAAACTTTTCTTTAACGCCTGGTAATATCTTAGCTTCTGTGTGTATCAAATCATAATGTCCGCCCTTAACATATTCAAATATAGTCCCGTCGATGTCACATATTATTGTTTTCATAATTTACTTTCCTTTGCAACTTCTTTCACAACTTCGACATCTGCAGGCTTCTTCCTAAACTTCATTGCCCAATGCTTTGGGTCTATAACAGTATATACAAACTCTAATTGTTCGTCATTAAACTTAGCTAACATTTCTTTTCCTGATCCGCAGTTTAGCATTAGCCAAGGGCTTATTTTTCCATCCTTGATATCTCTTGTTGCTCTATTCAAAGATGCATGTCTAAAATAATCATTCCAAGGTGCCTCCTTTTCTTCACCCCAAGACATCATAGTATCAATACTTCTTTCTACTGCTGTCTCCATACTTTCTTTTAGTACATATTCATTTACATATTTTTCATATAGTTCGTCTCTACACCAGTGATCAAGTTTCACTCCACTCTTCACTACCCAATCGATATAATTTTCCATATACATTGGCCCTACATTGTTCAACCAACTACCGAACTTTACAAAGGCATTATAGTAAGGACTATCACAAAAATCTTTATAAGTTTTTTCTGTTTTAACACCTGCACTTAATTTATAAAATCTTGTAAAAGCATAATATCCTAATTGTACATGCTTCTCATTTTTTTGCATGTGTCTCCGTTTTTTCTCACACATATGGACTGCCAAAGTTTTCTCTCTTGTAAAACTTGATCCACAGTATTGGCAAACGTACGGCTTAGATGTCGACACTTTTCTTATCCATCCCGTAGTCTTCGCCAAGTGCGTATAATTCTTTTTTTGTAGATATTCTAGCAATTAATTCTACCTCATCTTGTTTCATGTTAGGATAAATCTTCTGTATAAACTTGATTACTTTACTGTTAGACTTTGTCCTATGTTTGTACCCTATCCATTCGTGATACTGTATACTTTTTGTATTACCTGCAATGCACAGTAATTGCCATAGTAACTTCTTATGTTTTTGTATATTAAAAAAGTTTTTGTTGTAATACTCGTTGGTTTTAAATACTGCAAGTTCTTGATTATCTCTTACACCTTTTTGTGAACTAACATATCTATTCAATAGATAAAAACTAACTTGTTTCTTTTCATCTACAGATAGTTCGTCCCATACTTCTTTTGCACCCATATCAATGGCCGCTAGTACGTCTTTCAAAGGCAGTTTATTCATACCAAGCTATCCAATCACTATCATGTTTCTTTATATTATAACGCAATTCTTTAAAAAAGTCAACCACTAAATCATTCTTAAATATGATAACAGGGTGCCATTTTACTATTGTATTTACTGATCCCATCAAAACATCCAATTCATCATTACCAACATCTACTTTTATTAAATCAATATAAACAAAAACAAAACTATCTAAAGTTTTTTGTGTTACACTAAATTGTTGCTTATCTTTTGTGTATAATATAGTTTCTTTTTCAATATCTCCTAACTTATAAGGAAACATCTTCATTGAATTTGGTATCAGTTGATTAGTTTTTGGATTAGGTTCAAAAGCATATACCCTTTTGAATACCTCAACATAGGGTAAAGTTTTAGCACCATTACCGGCACCTATATCAATACACGTATGATATCTTTTTAATTTGGGTAGAGCCCATTCATTTATTTTATATTCGCTCATTCTTATAATTCCATAAATGGATATCTTCTTGAGTGTTTATTTCTACTCCGTTAAATTCTACCCTTGAACAACCTATATCCCAACCTGCCTTAAGCCATCGTAGTTGTTCTAGCTTTTCAACTTTCTCTTCTGTAGTAAGTTCTAATGTTGAATACAATTCTAACGGACTACGTTGGTATCCATATATACCTAAGTGCCAGTTTCCGTATCCTGTCATACCTCTGCCAAACCATAGTGCTTTATCGCCTGCTGTTACCATTTTAACAGAGCTAGGATTATCTTGCATTTCTTTTGGCATGTCAGTCCATACTGTACTAATGGGATAATACTTTAGCCACTGGACACATCTCTCAATCATTTCTACAGTTACATCGGGCATGTCGCCTTGTACATTTACAAACTGATCGTACTTGTCTAAGTAGTCTTGGCTTAGAGCTCCGGCACACCTTTCAGTACCGTTTTCGTATTCTGCATCTTCTATTAAAACGGTATACTCAGTGTTAACACAATTTGCAACACGCACATCATCAGTTAAAACATATACTGGCAACCCTGACTCACGAGCCGCATCTGCTACACGTTTAATCATAGGTACGCCGTCCAGTTTAACTAAAGGTTTGCCTGGATATCTTGTACTAGCATATCTAGCCGGTATTAGTATAGCTGTACGCATGTATGTCCTTAACTATGTTATAAAAGTCTTTTAAGTGTACCATGTTAGGTCCATCACTAGGTGCGTTATCAGGATCACGGTGAACTTCTAAAAAGAAGTTTGTAATCCCCAAAGCACTGCCGGCCCTGCATAAACCAGGAACGTAATCGCGATTGCCGCCGCTACTGTCTCCATTACCGCCTGGCTTCTGTACGGAGTGTGTGGCATCAAGCACAATAGGATTATCGTAGTTATTAAGCATGTAATCCAAGCCAGTAAAGTCAACAACAAGGGTATTGTAACCAAAACTTGTTCCTCTCTCTGTTATCCAAACTTCCTTGGCACCTGCTGTCTTTGACAGTATACCTTTTACGTCCCAGGGTGCAAGGAACTGGCCTTTTTTAATATTTACTATCTTGCCTGTAGCACAAGCGGCCTTTATCAAATCAGTTTGTCTGCATAAAAATGCAGGAATTTGTAATACATCAACGATGTCAGAGTAATTAGAATTAATTAGCTCTACCTGTTCGATAGTATGTACATCAGTTAATATGTCTAATTTTCCGCCGTGCTTATTTTTTACTAGACTAAAGTCTCGCATTGTTTTTTCTAAACCAATGCCTCTTATTCCATCTTTACTACTTCTATTAGCTTTATCAAAACTTGCTTTAAAAATATATTCTATACCTAATTCTTTACATACATTTCTACAATAGGAAGCTATCTCAAAAGATTCTAAAACACTTTCATGTTGACATGGTCCTGCTATTATTCTCATTCTTTTGTCCTTACAAGATGATAAGTCGTTCTTAATTTTTCAATTAGTTTTTGTAAAGTAACACTCTTCTCAGAAGTCATCATTATATCTTTCCATTCGTCGTAATCTATAATTCCCATTGCTTCTGCAACGGCTTTAGGTTCGCCGCCAACTACCCATCGTTCGATCATGTTGTGTGGTGGATCGCGATAACGAGCATAAGTGACTCCGTTAGCTCTTTCGTAGATTAGTGCTTGTCCTGGTATGAGTCCTTGTTTTACAAGAGATCGACTCATCCATTTTTCACCTTTGTTCCTACTGTGCGTCTTACAATATCATTATGATTGAACTCTGCCCAATACAGTTCGAAAGCAACACCATCCTCTACACCTTCGAATTGATGTATCTTTCCTGGCTTTACTTGTGTAAAATCTCCTGCGTTGAGTATGGTTTCATCAACAAGACCTTCTTGATCGTCCTGCCAAACTCTTACAATCATCTTTCCGGATTCAACAAAAAATCCATTCCATTTGAATTTATGCTCGTGTTCCGAACATTTGAAACCTTTTTTAAATTCTATTCTATGAAACTCCAGTACTCCGTTTGCATGTATGAGTTCTGTCTGTCCCCAAATTTTTCCAGCTTTCATTAAAATAATTCTCCATACTTTATTATTTCTGTTTGCCTTGTTACGTCTTTAATAAAATAAGCACAAAGCGGTGACTTCTTCTTTTCTTGAATAGGCACACTTAACAGCTGACCATTTCGTACTTTAGGAAAGTACCATTTAACATCATTATAATAATTAATTACCTTTACAGGAGTAAAGTCAGGTTTGAAACTGGTGTGTGGGTTAAACAAAAAAGTTTCAAATCCTCTGTCCCCAATACTTGTCAATGGTAGTACTTCTATGTCGTTACCACTGTCGCTACACCCTACAGCGATGTTCCAGTCTATCGGCATTTGTAATTCATATCCACCTATATCTAAAACAACACTTGGAGAACTAAATGATTCCAAGAATATTAAAGGTATAAAAAAGAAATCTGGATTACTAGGGTCTGAATTATCAAGCACACTGAATCTAATATCCTCTTCTATCTGTTCTGGCAGGGTATTCAGATCAAGTGCTTGATCTTCTAGTGTTAGTATTTTCATTTTAATTCCATTCTATTTTTTCAATCGTAAATGGGTATTGAGCCTCCTTATAAAACTTTTTTCTTTGTGTTAAGTGGCGCTTCGCAAACTTACATGATGATGTAAGATCCCATATCTGTACGAAGTCTTTATCTTTTGCCTTACGAACGCCTCTGCCTATTGATTGGATCACTCTTACAAAACTCTTTCCTGGCTCAATGAGAACAAGATTAAAAATACGGGGTATATTAATACCTACTGCGGCAACACCATATGTTGCGATAACCACGTGATTAGTTCCTTCATTGATTTCATCATATGCTTCTTTTCTGTCTTTAAGTTTTACGTCACCTTTTACAAAGGTTGATCCTTCTATTATTTCCTGTAATTTTTCGCCTGCTGTTATTCTATCTACTAGTATTAATGTGTTGCCTGAGCCTTTAATCTTGTTTATTAACTTGCCTAAATATTCTACACGTGAATCATTTGTTACCAAGTATTTTAATTCTTCTTGATAGTTTGAATGCACAGGAGTATCAATTAGTTGCACAACGTTAACATGACATTGACTCAACACTCCTTTGTCCTGCAATTCTTTTGCACTAATCTGTCCTATGACAGGCCCAATGCCTGCATGTATGGCTTCAAATTCAAACTTTTCTTTTGGTATTGTTCCTGTAAGACCCCAACGTATAGGAGCATTACGTAGATTTTGTGTAAGTAATTTTTTCAATACTTCTGCTTTTGCTTGGTGTACTTCGTCAACAATTACTGTAGAAACGCCTTCTAAGAATTCAGCAAGACTCAAAACAGCATCTCCGTACTTACTTCGCTTGTCTAAGATATTCAAAGATTGCCAAGTACAGATTGTATGAGTCTTGCCTAGTTCTTTCCTATCACCAAAATACACACCTACATCAAGTCCACAGTTAATATAATCTTCCTCTGTTTGCGTGACCAAACTCTTATTGGGAACAATTACTAGGCTACGCCCATAAGTTTCTGTCAACTGACTCAGTGTCGCAGTTATGATAGTTTTTCCTGCCCCGGTTGCAACTTCCTGTAATGCTTGGGGGTTTAACAGGAAATTATTGACTACCTCAACTTGATAGTCCCGCAACCGAATTGTTTCCCCCTCGGCAGGATGTCCTTTTGGCCAAGTCTTGTCTCCCCAAAAGTCTTCCTTAATTGTTTTAAAATTTAAATCTATAGGATGCCTTCTATCGATGATGTCAACTATTTCAACATTGTATTTAGAAAGTATATCACTTATTGTGTTAAGATGATTAACATATCCTGAACCACCAAGACCAAAGAACCCTACTTTACCGTCCCAACGGCCTAGTTTATACTGTGGCATGTAACGTGCATAAGGCACTTCAAACTTCAGTGCATTTGCAACCTTTCTACGTATATCAACAGCAAGTCCTTCTAACTTAATGTTTACTTCATCTTCAATAATTAATTTACACGTTGCCATGTATTATCTTTCCTTCAGTCTTATTCCAATATGTACTTGCAGTAGAATCTTCATAAACTATTTGCAAATCAAATTGCTGAACGTATTGCGTAACGTTATTAAAACTCAATCCTTTTCCTCCATAACTAAAAACCACGTTAGGTATAAAACCAGATTTCAGTAACGGCTTTGGTAATTTATTGTTACTAATATACACTACTTTTGTATTTTTTGCAACCTGATTATTAAGTTTATTTTGTTGAATATACTCATTAAATTCTTTTCCTGTTGAATCAAGCCTAAAAAGCACACTCATATCTTCGTTTTTAATCACGTTTCTTAATGCATTATGCATAATGGTTAAGCTATCATGTGCTTTTTTTGTATCCAAAACTACTAGTATTGGTAATCTATTTAAATCAAATAACGAATCAATAATATCATTTATTGGCTGATTATTCATTCCTACCAACATAGTAGGTCCTTTCCTCTTAATAATTTTTTGGGTAAAGGGTGAACGTTTTAAAATAGACTGTTCTAATACTTCTTTGTCAAAGTCTTTAATTCCGTATAATTGGTGTCTATCATAATAAAGACACAAATTTTCTGCACTAGGCTTACCTAGTTCTTCTTCTAATTTTAAAATTGCTTTTTCAGGTAAATTTTTAATTTCAAAATTAAATATTCCAGGAACATAATCTTCTCTATTATTTTCATATTCTTTTAAATCATTATAGATAGTTTTTATTTCTTCGTGAATAAAAAACTTTTGTTCAAATCTATTTGCAATACTAACTAATGAATAAACGTTCTTAGGTGTAAAGGTAAAGTAATGCGTATGATCTTTATACTGTGGCTTTTGAGTATTGTGCCTTATATCTTGTAACGATTGTAATTCTTGTATTCTATCTATAATTTTCTTACTAAAAGGAAACCTTATTGCTAAAAAATCTTCCTCATTGTAAGTTAGTATTCTTAACCAATGTGATCTGTCAATTTCTCTTAATGGAATTTTTAAATTATCTATACAAGTGTCTAAGTCGACACCTTTACTATCAAATTGATCTTTATAGGTTGGTAATTTACGTTTTACTAATGCATACTGCCTATCAGTCATTCCTATATTTTTTGATAACTGCTTTGCTATACTTTTAAGTATTCCAGCATCTTCAGTTTTGATTGTATAACCAAAATCTTGTTCTGTTGCCATAGGAGGTCTTGGTATCATAATACCTGTGAGCAAGGAAAGACAATCTTCGCATGTAGTGAAATCGTTCTTATTCATAATGTTATTATACTTGATTATAGGTATTTTGTCAAGCGATTAAAGGGTATTCCTTGTTCTATTTCATCCAAAGTCCACTCTGTATATGCAATATCATTTAACCATTGTGTTCTGTCAGGCATCAGCGGAGCATTGATACTTGCAAGATTTGTGTTACCTACATCAAACGCCAAGCTATCAGGACCTACGAATACAGGTATCCCTTGCATAACTGCCTGTGTTGCTGGGTTACTTGACCAGTTAACCACTGCGTATGCATTAGAAGGATTAAAATCAAAATCGTCATATGTGTTTGGAACATGTGAGGGTATTTGTAAAATAACATTTTTAAATTCATGCTGTATACCTTGAACAGGATCTCTCGGGTGCGGCCTTACAATTATTTTCCTATTTGTATGTTGTCTTAATAATTCAATAGAATTAAATACCCATGTTTGCACACTCTTTTGATTACGCCATTGATGGCTTTTTGCATGTTGGCAGGCAATTATAATATCACCATATTCATTATTTAATTGCCAGTGTTTGAGTTTAAGTCCTAGCTTATCAGCCCTTCTGCTGTCGTTACCAGTGGATCCGAAGATTGCTTCTCTATTGATTCCGTCAAGCCCGACCTTCCAAGTAGTACCTCTTTTTATACCACCTACTTCTAATACAATTACTCTTTTTCCTTGTCTCTTAGCTTCGTCCCAAACAATCTTGTTCGGAGCCATTCGACCATACCATAGTACGCTCCAAATAACATGGATATCCCCATCCATATCATTATACAAAACATCGTGACCGTGATTGTGAAGACAAGTAGCAAAGGCACTAAAAATAGGTTTAGAATTAAGTGCACCATTGTCCGTCCATAAACTAAATTTCATTCCAGTACGCTTCGTTCCTATCTTGGATTAAATCTTTCTTCAAACTATGACCCACATTCTTTCTATCACCCTTAAGATGATCTATCCAGTTGCCTAATACTGAATTAATTAACGGATGACCTCCGCCTCCTGTCTTAGCTGTTCTTACATACATTTCTGCACTGTAGTCTAAAACTTGTGGATGATATTCTTGCATTTTGTTTAGTATGTCTCCAAACACATAACTGTCATGCCATTCTTCTAATAAGAATATTCCGTTGTCTGGATCTTGATATACTCGCTCAAATTCTTTTAAGAAATCTCTACAAATAATATCATTTAGGTTAAGTCCGTAAAACCCACACTCTGGCCATGTTTGCGATCCTTTGCCTCTTCCTACGTATGTAATCCATTTGTTCTTTGGTAACAGTTCTATAAACTGATCGTAACTCCAAGATGTATGAATGTAACTGTCAGCATCCATCCAAACACACCAGTCTTTACTTCTTTCACATGCTTCAAATACTGAATATACTTTGTTTGCAAATCTAACGGCATCCCATTTAAACTTCTTATGATGATCCCTTGGTCTTTTGGCTTGTATATCTGCTGGTGGAATACCATTTGCTTTTGGTACACTTCTCCATTTATTTTTAAAAGCCATTAACTTAGGTAACGCTTCTTCTTGTTTTTCAATAATTATTTGTTTAGGATCTGGATTAACAGGATCACAGTTTTCAGTAAAACAATACAACTGTATATTCTTATCTACATTCTTTGCAAAAGATTCTAAAAACTTTTTTCCGTATAAATCATATCCTTCTTTATGAAATGTTGTTACTATCTTTATATCTAATCTGTCCATGCCCAGTTCCTCATATGTTTCCAACAGTCACCTGACTGTAACTCGTCTAACCTCCAATGACTCATTGCTAATCTTCGTAGCCAAGACTCTCTATCATATTCAAAGCTAGGATTTTCTATAGTATTCAAATCTTTATTTGCTACTTCTGCCGCTTGACTTCTTTCAGGATTTAATACAAAAATAGGAACGCCTTCTATAGCAGAAACAACTCCTGGACTACTATTATGACTTATAACGCAATATGCATCATGTAAGTCTTTTAATAAACTTACACTAGGACTGCTGTATCTTACCTTATGCCCTATAGCTTGTAGTTGCATCATATGTTTGTGATTCTTTTTATCTCCTGGATGAAATCTTACCTGTATTGGTCTATCTGTAACTTTTCTTAACTGTTGTAATACTTTATGTAACCATTCTATTACAGGTGTTCCTTGCATACTCCAACCCATGTCTCTTTGACATGTAATTAAAATATAATCCCCATACCTTTTCCACGGCTTTATCTGTATGTTAAGTTTGTCACGTAACGTTGCCCATCTATTTGGATCTATCCTATTGTCGCAGTATTCTCCTTCATTAGGAAAAATGCCATCGTAACTGTACCTTAAATATGTATTACTATTTCCTGGATCGTAGGCTAGGAATAAATTTGCATCAGCTATAACTGTTCGTCTGCGTAGTTCTTTTTGTCCTGCTAAAACAGATCTACGTAAATTTAAATGAGGAACATGTTTACTTGCAGGATGAACGTATCCTTGTAATACACCAACGTCTGCAGGTTCAAACGTAAAACTATTGATAATCTGTCCTTTATCGCCTGCCTTCTGAACACCTTGTATGAAGTATTCTATTAGCTTCGGCTTTTCAGGATTTTTATTTCCTGGAGGAATAGCCGCCATATATGCATTAACTTTTAATGGTTTATTAATCATATAACTTCATCTCTTCTATCATTCTATAGGCATGTCCGGCATGAAACTCTTGAACAGTATATTGACAGTATGCTAGATAGTTCAATAAGTTTTGGAACACTTCTGCTTGTGGATAAAACGGTTTTTCTATGTCAGCTAAATTTTTATTAGATACTGAATCAACACAAGAAGGAGCCATTGTAAATGCAGGAATACCAAAGTGCATTGCCTCTAATGCCGCCATACTTTGATATGTTACAACTGCATAAATTTGTTTTTTGAAACATTCATGTGCAACACTATTATCTTTTATTCGATCTGGTCTCAGCCCTTTTTCTCTTATAATAATTTCTCTATTAGTATATTTTCGTAGCTCTGCAATAGTATCTTTAACCCATGTATCTTTATCAACTTTATAAAATTGACAAGGCTTTTCAGATGGTGTAACAAGCAGTATTGGACCGTTTTGTTCTCTAGGATTTTTCCTGCCCATGTAACTCATATAAGGAGCTCTTCCTAAAAGCAAATTGAATCTATCCGGCGGCATGTTAGAACGAATCTTTGTGTGTTGTATATTATTTTTTACAACCCTATACCATATCTTCTTTTTCATTAGATTACCCATGTAACCATTATCTACATAATAGAAAGGTCTACCACTATCCCAGCATTTCCAAATTTCTTTACGCTTAGTCATGCTTCTAAAAGTTACAGGTATATCAATAGGCCAAGGTGATTCATGCAGTTTACTGGATATATCTTTCCTATCAATTACTACTGCATTGGTTCCTAGTTGCCAATGTTTAAGTATTTCGTCCGAACCATCGATCATAAGCATCTTTGGTTTAATTTCCATTATCTGCTCCGTGCATCATATTGTGTAATTCGTTCTTCCAAAGTTGGTGATAATCACAGTATCTATAATTTTCAAACCAAGGACCACCTTCTGTATAATGTATCAATTTTGGTTTTTCTATATCGCTGTATACTCCCATCAAATAATTCCATGTATGATTAAGGCTACCAATTTCTTCATCCTTTAGCCAACTAAATCTATGTAGATATGCTCCTGTAATTTCAGGATTGTTAACAAAATCTTTTGTTACTGTCTTATTACTAGGGTGTCCACAATTCCATAGGACCATACTTGACCAATTCTTTCTTGGATAGATTGTTTGTTTTTGACCGTCCATCTTTGTACTCTCAGTTACTTTGTAATCATGCTGAACGCACATCACTGCGTATTGATCATCTGCTTGATCAAACAGTTCTTTTATGTCTGTGGTAAGAATCATGTCACTGTCCATGAATACAGCCCAGCCATCATAATTAGTAAGTTCCGGTATTAAAAATCTTGTAAAAGTAAATTCTGTTGATGCTAGTTTATCAATTGGTCGTGTATACCATCCCGTATCTCTTAGCTCTTGTTGTTTAAGTGGACGCACATCAATGTCCTTGTTTCTAGTAATAATGCTGTGCTTACATACTTGGTATGCTATATCTTCTCTAGTGTCGTAACCTACAAATACTTTTAATCTATCTTCTCTCAATGTCTTCCTCCACACAGTTTTCACCATATTGTATCTCAACTACCTTTAACGGTTTACCTGTTTCATTTGCCAGCATGTGCCACTGTTCTTTTAAAATATGTAATGACTTATGCTTTGTATACTTTTGCAGTGTCAAATCTGTAGCTACATCTAATCCATAGACTGATGCTTCTCCCTCTGATACAAACCAATGTTCTGCTCTATGTTTGTGGCGTTGCATACTTAATTTTTTACCTGGTTCTACAGTAAGTTCTTTTACTTTTACATGCGGACCGTATTCATGCAACACTCTATAATATCCCCAATCTCTTGTAGTTTTGGGCTCTTTCCATTCCTGCAATATCCAGCTAGATGAATTTTGTTTAAAGTCACCTCCAACACCAAATGCAAATTCGACAAGAGGATGATCTCCATACAGCTTCAATTCGGGTATGTTTTTCTCGCTTCTATCTCCGCCATTGGCGAAAATAATTTTTTTGTTATGTGCTATTGTACATTGTAATTTAAAAATTGCACCACTGGCAGAGTCATCATTGTCATCAAAAGATATCGTGTCATCTACCATTTTAAGATTTTCAACAATCTTGTGTCTTTCAAAAAAAGGCATAAAAGGTCTACCTTTTTTTCTAGCTAACCATTCGTCTGAATTTACGCCTACTACAAGTTTATCACCTAGCTTTTTTGCTTCATTAAATAAGTCTATATGTCCTGAATGGAGGGGATCAAACCCCCCAGTAACCAATACTATACGTTCCATATAGATATTTATATTAGTATATAACTAGGGTTTAGTGAAATGGTAGGTAAAGCTGTTAAAGCCTTTAATAGGTAGGCCAAATGCTTTCATAATTTCAGTTTGCATTCCGCCTATAACTTTTTTTTGGAATTTAAGATTTGTTTTTAAAAATAATTGTCCGCCAGCGTTAAGGTGATCAAACATGTTATCTTTCCAATAGTGCCAATCTTTTTCTGTAAATTCTCGATTGCGTATGTCATTAAATTGTGTTCGTAATAAAGTAATTACATCATAGGATTGTGGTAAGAATACATACTTGCTAGGCATTAGTTTTAATTCAAACAACTCTAAACCATAGTGCTGATGTATTTTATATACAGGATCGTCTAAACGTTTTTGCACTTCTGTACCAGATACATTGTGTCCTAAAGACATACACAACTTCATAAACTGTCCTGCACCTGTACCTATATCTAATATTTTACGTTTATCTTTTTTAAATAAATTTAAGTAGTTCATAAATGCAATTTTTTCTGCTGTTTTACGATCCTTAGGAGGAAAATAACCTTCCATAGCATATACAGTATCACTATGTTCGCTACACCATTGTTCTGTAACCTCGTCAAACAAAATGGATCTACCCCATTCTAGTTCTCCTCCAGTACAGTTCTGTTTACTTCTGTTACTTCTATATTCTGGTAAGTTTATCATTCTTTACTCGTAGTTGATTTTATGCCTTGACATTTTGTGATGTATGGCTTGTAGCATCTGATCCAAGGACAAAGTTGTTTACACATGATTGCATCATTAGGCCACCAACCTATTTCATCTTGCAGTCGCATAACTTCTCTAGCCGCATCTGGGTAAATTACATACGCACTGTGTCCTGGTAAACCTTGCGGTACGTCATTATCAGTTAACCACGGAACTTCATTTATTCCGTTAGCAAGTTTGCTGTCATACTCCTTTGCAGAAAAGGTTGCACCTATGGGGTTGTTTATACTTACTGCTCCATTTTCAGGCCACCAATCTAATATCTTTGAATCAAATTTATTTGTAAAGATTGCATCGTGTTCCAAAATTAATATAGGTTTGTTTAGTGTTGCACATTTACGCCATAACATATAATGACTTTGTGCCGCCGCTATACGTTTGTCGTTATCGTAAGTTTTATATGCTGAAAGTCTTAATCCTGTTTTAGGACATGTAGACTTTTTTTTCAAAGGCCATGTGTAATTTATTTTCCACATGTTTGAAGGAGTTATAGCAGGAAACTTTTCTACTGTTAATTCTGATTCGGTATCTATAATACTTTGAACGCAACGGTCAGAAAACTTTTCACTATCTTCATGTCCTTGAATGTATATTACGTATGCTTCCATTGTATATCTAAAGAATTTTTTACTTTTAAAATATAACTATCTTGTTTCTTTTTAGAACGCCAGTCGTGATGTGTAACACTATATTTTCCTGTTGACTCTAAAAGTTTCTGCCATTTATCTTGTGTAAAGTCATTTGCATGACTCTGTATCCAAGGGTCATTCATTTTTACCTTATCTAAGTTCCAAACATCTTCTATGTAATATGTGTTTGTAAATTGAATTAAATTTTCGAATGTTAGACGCTGTGCTTCCGGAGTATGTAATCCGTCATCTATAATAAAATCAAACTTCTGTCCTAGTTCTTGAAAGTGTTTATTACATTCTAAAGCAGTACTATCTAGTTTTGCATAGGTTACTCTTGAATCTTGCAACATAGGTAAATCTACTGCATCTACTCTTTCAAATGTATCAATAGTGTAAATGTTTGCTTGTGGAAAATATTCTAACCATGCATTTGTACTTTCTCCTTTGAAAGTTCCAATTTCTAAAATATTAATTGAATTGTTTCTTACTGGTTCAAAGTCTTCTTGATATAACTTCCAACTTCCAATAGTCGTGTTTAATACCTTTGTCACAGTTGTGTTTTACAAATATGTCTTTAAGGTTCATTATGTTTTATCCCTTGTTATAGTACTATTTAATCTCTTGGGCAAAGCCATGTACACTCGTATGAATATCATTATATGGTTCTGATAACATCTGATACCAGCCCCATTGTGCAGGCGCAAGCCTATATTCTCTAACAAATTTTCTAACTAAACTGTGATCTAGATGTTTTCTATGGTGAATTATTAATGAACTTGGTAGAAATCCATACCAATCATCTTCAGGATTTGGATTTATTTTATCAACTTCTTCAACCAATCCTTTACCAAATTCTGGTCCTCTATTTTCTCTTATCATAAATCCTACTGGTCCTTTTTCGTAAGCCTTTCGTATCCAGTGTTGTAAGTTAACTTGCGGGTCTAGTTTTGTATTCCAGTCTACTCTTACTATCAAATCAAATCGCTGTGGAATCTTTTTTACTAAGTCACTATGTGCTATGATAGGAGCAATACCAAAATATAGCTCATCCCATAATAATTTCTTATCTACATATTTTTGAAATTTTCCGTGCTTTATACCTATTAGTCTATTTGCCTCCATAGGATGGTAATGCCATTTAGGGTAATGCATTGTAAAAAGGTTGTCATGATAAATTGCAGGAACAAGATTAGTTTTATTAGTATAGGTATGATAGTAAATATTACTACCAGGAAATATCTTGGTTATCTGTTCAACAATATTAGACTTTTTATTGTTAACTCCGCTTATACAAACTGCCATTTGCATTATATTTTGAACCAATTTTTAATATTATGTGCAAAGAATCTATGACTAGACATTCCTGGATGAGGTTTAGGTCTGTCTAATGCATCATCTATGTGAAAATCTTTTTTATAACAGAAAGTTTTAACTTTCAAGTCAGGCATCATAAATCTGTTGAAGTATCTTTTGTTTTCAAATACAGCTGGTCTATTCCATTCATGCTCCATGAATACGTGTCTAGATTCTATACCTTTTTCTTTCAGCCAAGAATTTACATAGTTTATTCTAATAATATTATCAAAGTATACATCAAAATCGCTGTGATAATCCATATAGTATGTTTCTACCATTTCTCTCATTTTCATTGGTGATGGTCTATTTTCTTTGATGCCTCCGCCATGATACTCAAAAAATTTTTTAGGCATTCTATCTTTGAGAAACCCTGGCATCATATGAAGATAATCTCCATAGTCTTTACTGTAAAAAACAGTTTGCCTATCAAAGTTTGTCCAAAAAATAACTACAAAACTTTTTCTGGAAAACTTTTTATAATCCATAATCAGTTTTGTAATAATTTTATTACTTGCACCAGGTTCAGCTTGATTGTCTACTGTCCTAAAATTACACATTGATTTTAAATGATTAGGCCATGCTAACACACTAGGCTTAGGACCATTTCCTATTCCGTCTTCAGCTAAACAATCTTTTAGACCGTGTCCATATGTAAAACTACAACCGAAGGTTACTAAATCATGTTTTGAGCAGTCCATGTGTTTTTCCTTGCTGTTGTATCAAAATCAAAACCCCAATAGTCTATATCTTCTTTATACCAGTCTGCAATTTCTTGTATTGTCTTAGTATTATATAGTTCTTTGTAATCCTGTTTAATACTGGTTACGTTCCTAGCACGTGGCATAGTTTCGATGCCAAGATACTTAGGTGCTTCGATATTAAGATTTTCTAATGTTAGTATGTCGCATACAACATTGTTCTGATGATCTTTTACATGATGCCTTTGTGGCCACCATCCTCGTATTGCTCTATACCAAGTTAAAGGTTTTAATCCCCAATCGTATCTACCTTGTATAAAATGTTCTAATGATCGTGTGTCGGCATAAGTTTCAGATACATGTCCTCTTTCAATTGCCTGTTTGGCAAATGCAAATCTGCTTACTACCTTGCTCCAAGGATTTCTAACAATAGCAAATGCTTGATGTGTACTTGTAATATTAGGGTCAACATCTATCCAACGTGCATGTTCAACACCTTTGGTATCACGTTCTCCATATTGTTTCATTGTATGTCTAAATCCTTTATAATCTCGGATCCATTTTTTGTTTACTGGTACAATTTTATCTTCAAAAATTTCACTATCACGTATTGTCATACCTCCATTTTTTGGTATATGAATAAAAAGTTTTTTCATTTAGTTACTCCGTGTGGTGCTGGCTTTCCGTCTTTTCCAAGATTTACAAATGTAATCTTATCAACACTTGTTATTGTTTTTTCTGTTCTCTTGTTTCTTACGTCACATTTTATAGTAATACTAGTTTTACCTAACGTAACAGTTTCCATACCAATTTCAATAATATCACCACGCATAGCACTACTATGGAAGTCAATATTACTCATTGCTCTTGTAACAACCCTATCATTTTCTAACTGACAACTACAGTAGATATATGCCTCTTCGTCTATCCAGTCCAACACACGACCACCGAATAATGTACCGTTACTGTTTAGATCCTTATGAGCTATCATCTTACGAGTAAAGTATTTCATTAATGACTTTTCATTTCTGTAAATTCACTTCCAAAAAAAACGTCTATACGTTTTTTAGTTTCGTGCCGTAGATCGTTTATTTGTGTTATTAGGAATGCTGTATCTGATTCTTGTTTACTATATCGTTCTACACCTTTTCTTTTTATATCTTCTAGGTCCCATAACTGCCAATTTATTGCTTTCATAATACTCAAATAATAATCAAAGCCTGGATATTCTAAATCATCATATTGTTCAATTTCTTTATCTACATCTAAACCCTGTGCTTTTTTAATTAACAATATAGAATATCTATCTATGTATTCTGCAATGCTTATGTTTATTTCAACTTTCATTATAAAACTTCTTTAAAATATTGATTATAAATGCGTTCAGCAAAATTACTATGATGTGTTACACTAGGATGCTCATCGTTTTCTGCTGGCGGTATACTAGGATCTAGTATTGTCAAACAGCTGGTATGATCTACATCAATGTCGTACCAGTCTGCTGGATTTGGTATACTATAGGGCTCTTTCAAAGACTCACTAAGATCTTGTCTTGCTTCTTCAAGTTGTTGAAGAGAGGGTTCAGCTTCTACGCTAAGATGTATTACTCTAGCCCCTGTAGATTTAAGAAATCCGTCAGTCATTTTTTGTAATATTAGATTATTGTAATATCTATCATATATTCCCATAGGATTTAAATATGTAATTTTTGTACTATCTTCTATATATTGTTGAATATACTCGTCAGAATCTTGGTCACTTTCTTTTGAAGGTTCTAGTCCAAAGAAATTATTGAATCCTGTTATTATAGATTTCCAACCCGATCCAGGACCTGTTATGTTATTGAATGGTACCGACGTTCTAGCAGGCCACTGTAACGATAGTCTACTTAGATAGGTCCACATTACTATTGCTATATCATCTGGTCTTATGTCTTTAGCAACAGCACATTGTCTTGATATTTGATGAAAACATGCTCCTCGACGTGCATAATTATTTACAGAAACACCAAGTTTGTCAGCAAGTACTTTTGGCCAAGCATGGTCACTAGGTTGATACAAGTGAATATCTGTCCAACTAGCAGAACCACTGTCCATAAGTTTTTGTACTTCGTGTTC